ATCATCGCACTTGACCCTGATGCTTTACCAAAGACACTTTCTTTTGCTAAAGAGTTACGTTCTTATGTAAAGGATGTTAAGATACTAAAACTAAAAGATGATATAAAATATAGATTGGAAGAAGATATAGAAAATTTGAAAACCCTAACCCCAAAGGAGATATAATATGGAACTAGCATTAGTAAGAAGTTTAATGGATAAATCGTTTTACGATGAACATAGAGGAGCTAGGTGTCCTGATAGATTATTTAGTAAGGATACACGAAAGATAAAACAGGCTATAGATAATGCCATGAGTAGATATGAACGTACTGTAACACCTGATGAGATTGAAGCATTGTTTATGGCAAACAATCCATCTATGACTACTGCTCAAAAGCAAGCCTATAGTTCTTTGTTTAGACAGATAAAGAATGAGAAACCATTAGGAGAAGATGTAGCACAAGAAGTTTTGTCTAAACTATTCCAACAGATTGTTGGAGAAGATATTGCTAACATAGGTTTTGATTATGTGAATGGAACACATTCAAGCTTAGAACCTATTAGAAGTATACTAGAATTGTACGGAGATGATTTTACACCTAACCTAAATGTGGAGTGGGATGACATGGATATAGAAACACTATTAGCTAAGAACGACCTAGAAGCACGTTGGACTTTCAATGTACCTACACTTACAAGACAAGTAGAAGGTATCAATGCAGGTCACTTAATTGAGATAGGTGCTAGACCTAATACAGGTAAGACATCTTTCCATGCAAGTATGATTGCAGGACCAAATGGTTTGGCTCATCAGGGTGCTAATTGTATTATCTTATGTAACGAAGAAGGAAGTCATAGAGTTGGTGCTAGATACTTAACTGCATCAACAGGTATGACTATGAGAGAGATAAAAAATAATCCTACTAAGGCTCGTGACTTGTATGCACCTGTCAAAAACAATATTAAGATAAAGGATGCAACAGGTAGAGATATGTCTTGGGTTGAGAGTGTATGTAAATCTTATAAGCCTGATGTAGTTATACTAGACATGGGAGATAAGTTTGCTAGGACAGGTGGCTTTGCTAGGACAGACGAAGCACTCAAAGCTAATGCAATTTATGCTCGTATGATTGCTAAAGAACATCAGTGTGCTATGTTTTATATGTCACAATTATCTGCTGATGCTGAAGGTAAGGTGTTGCTTAATCAAAGTATGATGGAAGGTAGTCGTACAGGAAAAGCAGCTGAAGCTGACCTGATGATTTTAATAGCTAAGAATCCACCACGACAAGATGAGACAGAAGAAGATTTACAAAGACATTTAAATGTGGTAAAGAATAAACTTACAGGATGGCATGGTGTTGTTCATTGTAATTTAAATTATCAAATAGGAAGGTATGAAGCATGAAATTAACACTTGATGTAGAAAACACTGTTACGAATCGTAATGGTAAGATGCATCTTGACCCATTTGAACCTACTAACAAACTCGTTATGATTGGTTGCTTAACAGATACAGGTAAAGAGTATCTATATAGAGACAACTATGATGGAGTGCAGGAGTTATTAGATAGTGCTACTATACTGATAGGACATAATATAGTACATGATTTAATGTGGTTATGGGAATGTGGTTTTAACTATGAAGGCTCTGTATTTGATACTATGTTGGGCGAGTACATATTACAACGTGGTAACAAACAACCTTTATCTCTTGATGCTTGTGCAGAGAGATATGAATTAGAAACACAGAAACAAGATACGTTGAAAGAATACTTTAAGAAAGGTGTAGGGGTAGATGAGATACCACCTGAAGAATTGGCTAGTTACTTATCAGCAGACTTACATGCAACACAACAACTGTCTGACGTTATCTATAAAAAGTTAAACACTACTAAGTATAGTTCTTTGATGGATACAGTTATACTAACTAATAAAGTTGCTATAACGTTAGGTAAAATCTATAGAAGAGGTTTTAAGGTAGATATATCTAAACTAGATGAGGTTAGAGTTGAGTTTGAGAAAGAGAAACAAGACATAGAAATACGTCTCAACAAACAAGTACGTAATCTAATGGGTGACACCCCTATTAACTTAAATAGTCCTGAACAAATGTCTTGGGTTATATATAGTAAGAAACCTATAGATAAGTCTATGTGGTCAAATAACTTTACTCCTTATATGGATAACTCAGAGTATAAGGAAAAGGTAAATGAGTACTCTAACAATTTATATAAGACACAAGCTGTAAAGTGTTTTGAGTGTAGAGGAGAGGGTTATATTAGAAAGGTAAAGAAAGATGGAAACTTATACTCTAAGCCAAGTAGGTGTGTTCATTGTAATACTTCTGGCTACTTATTTAATAATACGAATACGATAGCAGGGTTAAAGTTCACTGCTCCTACTGCTAAATGGGTAAGTAATAGTGGGTTTACTACAAACAAATCCTATTTAGATATACTAAGAAATGTAGCTAAGAAAAATGATTTGACAGATGCAGTCAATTTTCTGACAGACTTACAGAGGTTGTCAGCTTTAGATACATACCTATCTTCTTTTGTAGAAGGTATTAATACTTACGTTAAACCTGATGGTATGCTCCATGTTCGTTTACTACAACATAGAACATCTACAGGTAGGTTCAGTGGTGCTGACCCTAATATGCAGAATATGCCAAGAGGTGGTACGTTTCCTGTCAAGAAGGTATTCGTGTCACGTTGGGAAGGTGGCAAGATACTTGAAGCTGACTTTGCTCAGTTAGAGTTTCGTGCTGCGGCATATTTATCACAAGATAAGGTAGCAATGGATGAAGTCTCTACTGGATTCGATGTTCACTCATATACGTCTCAAGTTATTAGCGATGCAGGTCAACCGACTTCTCGCCAAGATGCGAAAGCACACACGTTTGCACCACTCTACGGAGCAACAGGGTTTGGAAGAACCAAAGCAGAAGCTGAGTACTACGAACACTTTACAGAAAAGTACAAAGGCATCAAAGCTTGGCACTCCAGATTGGCTAAAGAAGCTTTAGAGACAGGTATGATAACTACACCATCAGGCAGACAGTTTGTCTTCCCTGATGTAGAAAGAAAAAGAAATGGTACAGTTACTTATTTTACACAGATAAAGAATTATCCTGTGCAGTCATTTGCTACAGCAGATATAGTTCCTTTAGTACTAATGCATATAGATAAGCAACTTGACAACATACAGTCTTGTGTGGTAAATACTGTACACGACTCTATCGTAATAGACGTACACCCAAATGAAAGGGTAATGGTATTGAATATTATTCGTAATACAAATGAGACACTTATTAATTTAATTAATTTAACATTTAAAATAGACTTTAATGTGCCTTTATTATTAGAAGCGAAAATAGGAGATAACTGGCTTGACACAAAGGATGTGTCGTGATATAACTATGGTTCTTTAGAAAGGAGAATTACATGAATGAAATAACTACAATTAATGAAGATAACTATGCATCTATGGCTAAAGCTATGGGTCTACCAACACCTTCTGTAAATACACAGAAAAAGGCTAGTCTTTTAAATAGATTTAGGGTTTGGCATAATCCTACTATGGGAAAGAAAAAGTTAGATGGTAAGGAGTTTAATACTGAAGTTGTTGAAGGTGGGCTATTTAGACTTGAAGTAGTGGGTGACCCTTCTACTTTTTACTTTGCAGAGAAGGTAAAGATAAGACCTTTCATGCAAAGGTTTATGTATAAAAGATTTATTATGGGTGTAGGTGATATACCAAATGCTTATAATAAAACTATTATGGCAGACACTTTAAATATAGATTTAAAAGATGATGCAGGTACATTCAACTGTGGTAAACCAGCAGGGTATGTAGAAGACTTTCAAGCATTACCTGAGAATACTAAGAAGTTAATTAAATCTATTAAGAGGAACAGGGTAATCTTTGGCATTGCTGAATTAATCAATCCTGTTCAAGGCATAGATGGCGAAGAAGTAAAGGACTTACCTAGCTTTCCAATTATATGGGAGATTGATAATAGAGATGCATTTAAATCATTAGGTGATATCTTTACTAAGCTTTCTAAGATGGAGAGATTACCATTACAACATATGATAAACTTAGATGGTACTACAGGCTTTAGTACTAATAATGGTAGTAAGTATTATATTCCCAATGTTAATTTAGATTTAACTAAGAAGTTAGATATAGTTGAAGAAGACCATAAAACATTTGGAGACTTTATGGATTGGGTAAAGGTATATAATGATGGCATTGTTAAGAAGTGGGATGAGAAAGTATCTATAAGGCAGGATGAAGTATCTGAAGAAGATATGAATACTGTTGAAGCTTTTATAGATGTGGAAATGGAAGATGCTAATGCCTAGTATGTCACACCCTGCTGAATTGTCCTTGCATCAGTATATGTCTGATGCTGTTAATGGTAAGTCTACTATGTCAGAAGAAGTTATTGAACAGGTAGGCAACGATGTAAAGGATGCATTGAGAAAACAATTTGGTGGGGGTCAAAATCGTGGTGACTTTCGCCTACGTATGTCCAACTTAGGCAGACCAACTTGCCAACTATGGTTTGATAAAAATAAACCTGAAGTAGCCCTAGATAAACCTAATAGCTTTATGATGAATATGATGTTAGGTGATATAGTAGAAGCTGTGTTTAAAGGTTTATTAAAAGCATCAGGAGTTAAGTATGAAGAACCTGAACATGTATCATTAGAAGTAGATGGTACAAAAATTAATGGTACTTATGACTTAGTGATTAATGATGCAGTTGATGATGTTAAGTCTGCTTCAGCTTGGTCTTATGATAATAAGTTTGAATCTTTTGAGACGTTAAGTCAGGGCGATGCATTTGGTTATATAGCACAACTTGTTGGCTACGCAAAAGCTGCTAAAAAGAAAGTTGGTGGTTGGTGGGTAGTCAACAAAGCTAATGGCAAGTTTAAATATGTGTCAGCTCAAAATGTTGACGAACCTAAAGAGATGAACAAAATCAAAGCAACAGTTCAAAAAGTTAAAGATAATACATTTGAAAGGTGCTTTGAGCCAATAGAGGAGACGTTTAGAGGTAAGCCTACAGGCAATACTATACTAGGTATAAGTTGTGGGTTTTGTGACTATAGAAATGATTGTTGGGAAAACTTAAAAACTCTTCCATCTGTGATGTCTAAAGCACAATTTCCTAAAGTAGTTAACTATGTAGAACTAAATAATGTCTCCTCATAAAATAAGAAGAGAAGCTATAAAGTATGGGTATAGGAGTGGCTTAGAGCATAAGTTATCACAGTATCTTGACTCGCTTAAACATAAGTATCAATATGAAAGCATCAAGATTGAATGGGAAGACTTAGCCTATCGCACCTATACCCCTGACTTTATACTTGAGAATGGTATCATCATAGAAACTAAAGGTAGGTTTCTAGTAGCAGACAGAAGAAAACATTTAGCTATACAAAAGCAACATCCTAAATTAGACATTAGGTTTGTATTTACAAATAGTAAAAGTAAATTAAATAAAGGAGCAAAGTCTACATATGAACAGTGGTGTATAAAACACAAATTTAGATACTACGATAGAATCATACCTGAAGATTGGTTAAAAGAAAAAGGTAAAAACAAACATCCTGAATTTATAAAATTCGTAGGAGCAAAAGTGAGGAGAGAAAAATGACAATACAAATGGATAATAAAGGTAATCATTTCTTCATAGAAATAGTTCCTAACATTGATGATACAGGCAAATGGTTAGGAGAGTTTCAATTAGTAATAAATGCTAGAAAAACTAATATTGATGACGATAGCTTCTATCAACTAGAACAGTTATGCCAAATGGGATGTGCTGCCCTTTCACTAATGGAAGAGGACAAGGATATTCAAAATAAAGTGTATGATTATATGGAAAGTCCTGAAACTATAACTAATAAAAGTGTTCCTAAAAATACAGCCTTAATACATGAGGTATCAGATAACGTTATATCTGTAAAATTTGATAAGGGTATTAAGAGTTGACACTAGCTAAAGGGGAGTATATAAAAGATATGAGACACATGGAATACATGAAACACCTAGCAGAAAAGGAGACAGCAATGAAATACAACAAAGATGATGACATGGTTAATCATCCTGAACATTATAACAAAGCAGGTATTGAAACTATTGATGCCTTAGAAGCTATGTTAGGTGATGGATTTGAAGCCTATCTACAAGGTAATATTATGAAATACTTATGGCGATACAAGTATAAGAATGGCTTAGAAGATTTAAAGAAAGCTGAGTGGTACTTACATAAATTAATAGAGGTCAAAGATGTCAAAAGTTAAAATTATGATGAGTATTTCTGTAGACCCTGACGAATATTCAGTACCCTCTGATGGCAGAATAGGCGAAGAAATAGAAGACTATATTACTGATGTAATACACGAGTTAGACGGAGTTAAAATTACAAGCATAAGAAGTATAACTGAGGAGACATAAAATGATAAATAACTTTCTACCAACAGACTATCAGAACTTCATAGCACTCTCTCGCTATGCTAGATGGAAAGAAGATGAACAAAGAAGAGAGAATTGGGGTGAAACTGTAGACAGATACTTTGACTATATGACTACTCATCTTAAAAAGAACCATCAATATACTATGACCAAAGCATTAACTAACATGCTTAAAGAGCAGATACTTTCTCTTGGTGTAATGCCTAGCATGAGAGCCTTGATGACATCAGGACCTGCTTTAGACAGATGTCATGTAGGTGGTTATAATTGTAGTTATATACCTGTAGATAGCCCACGAGCCTTTGACGAATGTATGTATGTATTAATGTGTGGTACAGGTGTTGGCTTCTCTGTTGAACGTGAGGTTGTAGACAAGTTACCTATAGTAAATGAGCATTTTGAAGACAGCACTACTATCATCAAAGTCGGAGATAGCAGACCGGGTTGGGCAAGAGGATTGAGAGAACTAATAGCTATGCTATATGCAGGGCAAGTTCCTACATGGGATATGTCAGAGGTCAGACCAGCAGGTGCTAGGCTCAAGACCTTTGGTGGCAGAGCATCAGGACCACAGCCATTAGTAGAGCTGTTTCAGTTTTGTATTGACATATTCAAGAGTGCCAAAGGAAGAAGATTATTTCCTATTGAGTGCCATGATATCATGTGTAAGATTGGTGAAGTTGTAGTTGTAGGTGGAGTCAGACGTTCTGCTCTTATATCACTATCTAACTTAGGTGATGACCAAATGAGACATGCTAAGTCAGGTCAATGGTGGGAGAATGAAG